TGTTTCACGACTATTCATCTTCCTCAAGAAGACAGTTGGTGCGGCCGCAAGAGATAAACTCTTTGAATTGAACGATTCTGAAACTAGATTATCATTCATAAATGCAGTAACTCCACTAATGCAAACAATTAAATCAAGAAGAGGCATATACGAGTATAGAGTAGTGTGCGATGGAAGCAATAACACATCAGATATTATTGATTCAAATCAATTCATTGCTGACATATATATTAAACCGACGAAATCTATTAACTTTATTAGAATAAGATTTACTAATAAAAATACATCGGACCAATTAGAGTAAACTCACAAATAACGCATATATAGTATAGAAAAGTTATAAAGGAAATAAAGACATGGCAATAATGAATGTAGCAGAATTTAAAAATAATTTTGACGGCGGAAGTCGTTCAAATAGATTTATAATCAGTGGTGCAATACCCAAAGCAGGAATAAGCGATGTCACAAGAGGACAAGATGATATTAATTCTATTGTTGTTAAAGCGGGTTCTATGCCAGCAGTTACATTGGGCATATTAAGAGTTCCATTCAGAGGCAGAGTAGTAAAAATTCCTGGAGATAGAACATACGAAGAATGGACATTCACCGTAATGGACGGATTTGACAATAATAGTGAATGGAGAAATGGATTTGTCGGATGGAATGCTGAGTTCAACTTACACGAAGAAAATGTGCCCGGCTCGTTTGGTAGTGGTAGTGGTCTGGGTGTTGATTTAGACGGTCCTTTGTTTGAAACATGGACCGTTCAACAGTTGGGTTTAGACGGCGGCGTGGGAAGAACAATCAACTTAAATAAATGTTGGCCTGTAATGATTAGTGAAATAGCACTTTCGTATGATAATGCGGATACCATTTCAGAATATACCGTAACCATGGCATATGACTGGATTGATGGTGATGGTACAAAGGGCGCGAACACTGCGGTCCCAGCTATCTGGCCACCTTCGGGTGGTAATGTTCCTGGAGAAATTCCATGGTTCGGTCCATGATTTATCTAAATGGTGATATAGTAGACAATATCAATGATATTCTGGAAATATTCCTTAAATAAAAGACATACATAATATAACCAGAATCATAAAGGAACTTATATTATGCCAATAGACATTTTTGGATTTTCAATAGGAAAGAAAAAACCTACTGATCCAATTGGACAACCAATAGAAAAAACCAACCAACCATCCTTCGTGGCGCCAGATAGTTACGATGGAACATATACAATAGAATCGGGTGGAGTCTTCGGAACGATGATGGACTTCACTGGTTCTGTTCGTGATGAGAATCAATTAATTGGACAATTCCGAAACATGGCCTTGTTTCCAGAAGTGGACCAGGCCATTGAAGATATTGTAAACGAATCTATTATTATGGACACAGACAAGAAACCTATCAAATTAGACTTAGAAATGGTAGACTTGTCTGATAATATTAAAAATAAAATTTATTCAGAATATGATAATGTATTGAAACTCTTAAAGTTTCATAATCATGCATATGATATTTTCCGAAGATGGTATGTAGACAGTAAGTTGTATTATCACATTATCATTGATACTGAGACTCCTCAAAAAGGCATAAAAGAATTAAGAGCAATTGATCCCGTAAAGATTAAGAAAATTCAAAAAATTAAAAAAGAACAAACTCATATTGGGACAAACCAAGTTCCGTTCGTAAAGAATATTGAAGAGTTTTTCATTTACACAGACACATCAAAAAATTCTTTAAATCCAACACCATCTTCTGGTATTAAAATTTCACCAGATTCTATATGCTATTCACATTCTGGTGTTGTAGATTCAGGCAGTAAAAGGGTTGTTGGATACCTACAAAAAGTAATTAGACCACTTAATATGCTTCGTCAAATTGAAGATGCAGTAGTTATATACCGTATCTCTAGAGCGCCAGAACGTAGAGTATTTTATGTTGATGTTGGTAATTTACCAAAACAAAAAGCAGAACAGTATATTAAAGGTTTGATGAACAGATATAGAAATAAAGTTACATATGATGCTACTACTGGCCAAGTTACAGATGGTAGAGACCACTTACACATGCTAGAAGACTTCTGGCTACCAAGACGAGAGGGTGGTAGAGGAACAGAAATCACCACACTTGACGGTGGACAAAATCTCGGTGAAATGGAAGATGTTGATTATTTACTCAAGAAAGTATATCGTTCTTTGAATGTTCCTATCAGTAGAATGGAAGCAGAAAATGGATTCAACATGGGCCGTTCCGCAGAGATTACCAGAGATGAAGTTAAGTTTCAAAAGTTTATCGATAAAATCCGAATGAGGTTCTGTTCGATGTTCCTTCAATTGTTAAGAACACAGGTACTCCTAAAGGGTATAATGTCCGAAGATGATTGGAAAACGCATGAAGTCGATATTAATTTTGAATATAATAGAGATTCATATTTCTCAGAATTAAAAGAATCTGAAATAATGAGAGATAGGTTGGAGTTGTTGAGCCAAGCAGATGAATACATAGGAAAGTATTACTCTGTTGATTGGGTTAGAAAAAACATTCTACACCAAACAGAGGAAGAAATAATATCTATAGATGTTCAAATGCAGAAAGAGCTAGAAGAACAACCACCAGTAGAAGAAGGACAAGAAGATGAGCAATATTGACCACATGTTAGCATCAATCATAGGTAAAGATAAAGAAGCATTTTCTTCTGCATTTGCGGATGAAATGAGAGAAAGATTGGCCACATCTATCATAGATAAAAACTTAAACATTTCTCAAGATTTGTTGACTGATGAAGAAGAAATGGACAGCGAAGAACAAGATGCAGTATTAGAATCAGTCGGATTGAATGAAGCACCCACATATGATGTTAATGTTCACAAGTATGAAGTAGACCATCCAGATGATGCAAAGAGGTTACCTAAAAAGATGAAGGTAAAAGTTCCTAAAGATGTTCATCGTGATGGAAAGGAACACATAGAAGATTATATTAGCAACCATATTAGTGACACTACAGGATTTTTACATCACGGATTTAGTTATGATAAAGTCAAGAAAGAATCAGTCGAATTGGATGAAGCACTTCGCCGTCCTCCAAGACCAAGTTGGGACGAAATCGCGACAAGGGTGGCCAAGAGGAGTGCGAAAGAAAAACCAGAATCAGATAAAAGTAAACAGAAACGATGGGACAAAGCGGGATTGAATCTTCATAACATTTCAGACAAAAGCCCAAACTATGTCCACCGTAACAATCTAAAATTTGACCCCAATACAGGGAAACTTGAAGAAAGTGGAGTTGTGAAAAAAGGAAAACCAATTCCGATGGATTTACTATATCCTAAAGACCACCCACGCGCCGGTGAAATTATTGGTGGTAAAAAGAAGGCCAAAGAAGAATCAGAGAAGAACATGGAGAACTTAAAAGACCATGTTGAACCCCTAGAAGAACTTAGAGGTGCAAAATTCTTCCCATCTGGTTATACCTTCAAAACAACAAAAGATGCCAAAGAATTTGCGGTTGCACTGAAGCATATGGGGGTAAAGAAGAATAATATATCCATAAAAGGAAAAACTATCTCTGTGAATTTGGTTGGAGGAAGACATCACGACACATTAGTAATGATAAAGAATCTAGCAAAAGACATGAAAGCATCTATAAACGAAGGTAATGTTATTGGTGCAATTAGAGAAGCACACCTGTCAGAAAATGGGGTAATATACACCCTCAAAGATGCAGAAAATATACATATATTGCCAGAAGACGCAGAAAGTATCATTCAAATTCACGATAAGTTGAATGGCGACAATCAGACCGTTTTAAGAGATATGCTCTCAGAAACAGAAGAAAGTTATTATAAAGTGTTAAACTTTTGTAACAAAAAAACATAGTAAGGAATAATAAATGCTTGCGGAAAAAATAATTGAAAATATATTAAACGGAGAAATGTCTGAAGCAGTTAATCAGACAGAATTTATTTTATATGAAAAAATGCATGAACGACTTTCTGAGATGAAAGAATATATCGCAATGAATCTTTACAATGAAGGCGAAGACAAGAAACCAGACAAGGAAAGTGGTGCATATAAGAAATTTTTCCGTCTAGCATTAAAGAAATTTGGCGTAGATGATGTATCTAAACTTAGTGATGAAGAAAAACCAAAATTCTACAACTACCTAGACAACAACTGGGAATCTGATGCAGAAGAAGCAACAGGTAAAGAAGACCCAACTGCTGAAGAAGAAGATGCAGTTGCCGCAGAAAAAGAAGCAAATAAAAAGAAAAT